TGATCTCAATCGGCACGTTCGTCGCCGCCGTGGCAGTGTTCGCCATCGTGGTCGGAGGCTGAGATGACCGCACTGAAGCACGGGCAGGGCGACTACTCGTTCTGGCACCAGAGCCTCGCCGGTCAGAAGCCAGCGATGCACGACGGCGTGATGCATGCCGGGTTCTACCGCATGCGCCGCAAGGACAGCATCGACGATGCCGTCAGTTATTTCTGGCACGGCAGTCAGCTGGTCTGCGTCGTCAACGGCGTTGCAATGAAGGGCGACGAAATCTGGACGCGCTGCTGCCACCACGCCGTGACGCACGAAGATTATCAAAGCCGCGTCATCAACGGGCGCTGGCCGAACGACCATGAGATGGCGGCAAAGAGCAACCGCGCCCCCGACGACGACAGCATGGAGGGCGTGACCGCACGGCTGGAGGATTTGGAACGCGAGGCCAAGGCGCTGATCGACGCTGGACCGGCGCAGGATCAGAACAACGCCGACCGTGCCTCCGATCTCGCCAACATGATCGCCGAGATCGAGAAGCGCGTGAACGGCATCCACAAGAAAGAGAAGGAACCGTCGCTGATCGCCGGTCGCATCGTGGACAGGCGCTGGTTTCCGCTGCGGGATCGCGCCGCCGCTGCCAAACAGGAGATCAAGACCAAGGTGGTGACGCCGTTCCTCGTGCAGCTGCGCCGTGACGCGGAGGCCGAAGCGGAACGCGCCCGCGAGCTGGGCGTCGAGCAGTACCTTGAGCAGCCCAAGATCGGCGCAGGCAGCATCAAAAGAACCGTTGCGCTGCGGACCAAGGTGTCTGCGAAGATTGTGGACTACGATGCTCTGATCAATTCGATCAAGAGCAGCGCAGAGGTTCGCGAGCTAGCACAGAAGCTAGCGGACGCATCGTGCAGGGCATCCGGTATTGCGTTGCCCGGCACGGTAAAGATCGAAACCGAAATCGCAACATAGGAGAGACAAGTGAGCGAAGAGAAAAGCGACGTGATCCTGAAGCCGAAGCCGCAGCTGCTGGCCCGGCTTGGCGCAACCGTGACGCCGATCATACCGACCAGCATCGACGAGGTGTTCCGCATCGCCAATGCGGTGGTGACGGCTGGCCTCGCACCAAAGGGTATCAACACACCGGAGCAGGCCACCGTGATCATCATGCACGGTCTGGAGGTCGGCCTCGCGCCGATGGCTGCGCTGCAATCGATCTCCGTCATCAACGGCAAGCCGGGCCTGTATGGCGACGGCTCGCTGGCCGTCGTTCGCGCATCAGGCTTGCTGGAGAAATTCAGTGAGCGTCTGACCAACAGTGAAGATGCCCCTCTGGCTGCGTTCTGCACCGTGAAGCGGCGCGGCGAGGCATCGCTGACCCGCGTATTCTCCAAGTACGATGCGGAGAAGGCTGGCCTGTGGAGCAAGCCGGGGACGTGGCAGCAGTACCCGAACCGGATGTTGCAGATGCGGGCGCGGGCCTTCGCGCTGCGTGACGCCTTCGCAGACGTGCTGAAGGGGCTGGGCATCCGAGAAGAACTGGAGGACATCGTCCCCGATCTCGATCTGGTGCCGCCGCCTCCGCCGCCTCCACCGGAGCTGCAGCAGACGCCGCTGGAACGCGCCATCGCCAAGGCGAAGGAAAGCAACGGTGATAAACTGGCTGACCAACAGGTCATCTGGGATGAAGAGATTGAACGGCCACGCACTGAGGCTGATCGTGTCTGATCTCAACGGCGTGGTGATGAAACGAAAGGCGGGGGCACTGGTCCCCGCCGATTTCAATGCCGACGACGTGATCCACGGCATCCCCGAAGATGCGGAGGTGGTGGTGACCATCCGCCTCGCCCGCAACGTCAAGCATCACAGGTGGTTCTTCGCCCTGCTCCGCAAGGTGATCGACAACACCGACATGCGCTGGAAAAACGAGGAGGAGTTGCTGTTCGCCCTCAAGATGGCGACCGGCCACTGCGAGCCGTCACCCGCCCTGACCGGCGAGGTGATCCTGTTTCCGAAATCCATCAATTTCGCCAGCATGGGGGAGCTAGCCTTTAAGTCCTTTGTTGCCCGATGCTTAGACGAAATACACCTGAACCTCGGCATCGACCCTGATCTGTTGATGGACGAGGTAAATATGGAACAAGGTGTACTATAGTACCGACGCTGAACCCTCTAACCCACAGGACAATCCAATGAAGAAGCTATTGCTGGCGACGGCGATGACGCTTGCGCTTGCCAGCGGCGCGAAGGCGGAAATCCTTGGCGGCCTTAACTGGGACGCCACCGGAGCTAACATCCTGCAATTGGTCCCAACCGTGCCGACCGGCAATCAGGTCAACAACCTTCCCTGTATCATCTGTGGCGCGAACCAACCGCTTCAGCCTACGGGGTTCGGATTTAATCTGTTTGGCAACACCGGCAATGCGGACACGGTGGCGTTCTTCTCGACCTCCATCGCCAGCCAACCGCAGACGGGTCTTGCCCTCGACACGTTCGGCGGCCTCTTGAGCGGCTACTCCATCGGTGACGGCTCGATCTTCCAGAATGCCCTGCTCGGCAGTCTGGGGTTCAGCGTGGGCATCGACGTGAACGACACCAACGTCGCGCAGACGCTGGAGAGTTTTTGGTTTTTGAACTACACGCAACAGACCGTGTTAGCCGTCTACTCTCCGGGGCCGGGCGGGACGCTGATCGCCGATATTAACAACGGCACCGGCTTCCCTGACTGGACATTGACCGGCTTCGACCTGACCGGGATCAATGTGGGTGATCGGATCGGCTTCTACGCTCGCATCACCGGAGCAAACGACGGGCCGGATAGCTTCTTCATCCAGCCGCTCGCCGCAGTGCCGGGTCCAATCGTCGGCTCGCTGGTGCCATCCATGCTGGCCGGTCTAGGCCTGCTTGGGTTCAGCTGGTTCAGGCGTCGTCGCAATGCATGAGCGGCGCTACTACGAACCAGCGCAGCTGTCTCTAACGAGACGGCTCGCTGGCAACAGCTTGATCTACGGCCCCTTCGTTATCGCGTGTGTCTCATTGCTCGCCTTCTTCTTCTGGCAATGGACAACACCAATGCTGGTCGGTATCGGGTTCGTCGCAGTGGCGACCGTATCAGCCCTGCTTGGCGGGATGCTGTTGGCAGAAGATTAGGATATGGGGCAACCTCTCACTGAGGCTCAGAAAAAACGCCAGCGGGCCTATCAGGCTCGCTGGCGCAAGGCGCATCCCAATTATGGAAGAAAGTGGCGCAAGAAAAACCCCAAGAAGGTTCTCGGCTACAAGAAGCGATGGCGGCGCAGGCCGGGCAACGCTAAGCACGAAGAAGCTGTAGCTCTGGCTCGCAAGAATGCCGCGCAAAACCGCTGAGTGGATCGGAAAGACACCCGATACAAAGGTGCCAGATCGTGTCCGCGTCCGCGTGTTTGAGTTTTATGATGGCGTCTGCCAGCTCTGCACCGCGCCGATCCTGCTGGCGAAGGATTACGTCACCGACCACCGCTACCCGCTGATCTCTGGCGGCGCGAACCGGGAGACTAATCTGCAGCCGGTACATGAGTGGTGCCACAAGTTGAAAACCGCGCAGGACGTCGCCTTCAAGGCAAAAGCGTACCGGGTGAAGCGCAGGATCATAGTCGGTCCCAAGCCGCGTTCAATGACGCGCTGGCGTCGGTTCAACGGCACGGTGGTGGTGAAGCCGCGCTGGCGCTAACCAACCCGCTCCGGTGCGGTGCGGTCGATCAGCTCCACCTCCTCGCACCATGGCCTCAACAGCTCGCGCCAAGTGTACGGCCCGACGATGCCGTCATCCTCAAGGTCGCGGTCGCGCTGGAATTGCTGCACCGCCGTTTTGGTATTTTTTCCAAACTCGCGGTCGCGGTCGGCCATGGGCAGATGCAAACACGTCTGCAGCATCTCGACGTAGAACCCCTTGTCGCCAAGCCGCAGCTTCGGCAACTCGATCTCCGCCGCCTCTGGATCGGGAACGAACGCGCCGCCCTGACCCAAATCCCACTCGGAAGCGTCGTCGTACAGCGAAGCTGTGTCCAACACGCTGACGTGACAGTGCAATGAGTGTGGATTGGTTCCGGTGTACTTGCGCCAGAGCCACGGGTTCGGCCCGGCGTTGCCGCTGAAGATGCGGTAGTTGCTGATGACGTACTTGATGCGCGGGTCTTTCTTGGTCCGCAACAGCTCCGCGAACTTGTAGCTGTCGGCCCCGTTCGCCGGATCGTGCGTGAAATCCTGCGCCTGCACCACGCCCTTGGCGTTCGGGTTGTGATCACTCTTGCGCGAAGCATGCGCCTCGTCGCCGATCCAGCCGTCGCTCGACTTGTTGCGATCCGGCACCAGCGCGTTGACTTGCTCCAGCAACATGGTGGTGGCTTTAGCGCGTCGTGCGGCGGCCATTATTTCACCGGCTTTCCTAGTTCTCGCGTCATCACGTCAACGATCCGAATGATCGAGGCTTCATGCCGCCTTGATTGCTGCTCCAGTATCGTAATGCGCTGCTGCAGCTCTGCAAGGCGAGCCACCGTGTATTCGGCCCCCCGATGCTCCATCGTGTAGACCCTGTGTTCAAGCCTGATGCCGTATGCGAACAGCGCCGCAAACGCCCCGCCAATCGTGACGATCTGACCGACCACCAGCCAGATGTTATCAGCGAACCAAGACCGCACCTTCTCTGCGGCCTGCGTCATCATGCAATTCGCATCCACCCGGCGGTATTGGCGCAGACCGTGTAGTGGTTCGTGCTGCTGCCGGTCGTGACCGCCGCACCAATAGCAGTCGTGGCAGCGTCCTTTACATTGAGCATGACGCCGCGATTGCTCGCTGCGGTGGGTAAACTCGCTACGGTGATTTCGTGGATGTAGGTGCAATTGTCGAACTGAACATTGGCCTCCGTATCAGGGACGACTGGGTTTTGGAAACTGCAGTTGACGAACGAGACGTTGGAGACGTCAGTTATATAAAGTCCGCCGGTGCTGAAGCCCAGCGACACGCTAGCTGTGCAGCCGACGAATGTCCCATAGGCCGCATTGTTGATGTAGTACCCGTAGGTCAGTGCTTCCTCGCCACCCGTTACGGCAACGCCAGCGATTTCGAAGGTGGCGCAGTTGCCAAGGTAGATGCCGCCAGAATTGCTTTCGAGGGACGGCCCGCAGATGAACACCGACTGCGACTGATGGGGGTCGCCATCCTCGTTAATGCCAAGAGCAATGGCGTCGTGGTTGTTCTCGAACCGCCCGCCGATCAGCGTAAGACCGGCGTTCTGGTGCCTCACGCCATGCTCGAAACCCATGAAATCGCAGGCGATGATCGTGGTCGCGTTCCCGGCCATGATCCCGACCGTGCCAGACGTCATCTCCGTAAGCGCATGACCAAAATGACAGTTCTGGACCGTGATGGACTGCGAGTTGTACGTCTCGATGCCGATACCCGCATCAATGAAGCAATTGGAAATCTTCGTTCCAATCGTTCGGTGGCAAGTGATGCCCTTGCCGCTCGCATGCGTGTTGCTGATCCGCAGATGCTCAAACGACATATTGGTTTCGACCGGACCAGCGCCCTCATACTCCTGTCTGTTGAAAATCGGCCCAGCGAAGCTGCCGGTGATGGTCGCGCCGGGCGAACCCTCAAACCGAATGTGCTTCGGGCCATTGTAGTCAATCGTAGAATTGACGGTGTAGTTACCGGCAGGGAAGCGGATCGTGCCTCGCCTCTCGTAATAAAATTCGATCTGGTCGCCGATCTGGACGCCGCCTGCGGTGCAGTTCACAGAAATCACGACGGTGTCGCCCGACTTGTATTCGACGTAGGCGTTCGGCATCGTGAGCGGATCGGTCACGTTGTAGGCAAAGATCGCATTGTCCGTATCGAAATCGGCGGGGATCGTTTGGCTGGCAAACGTGAGGATGTTTGCTGTCGGCTGATTAGCGGTCGCTATCAGCGTGACGGTGTTCCAGTTCACCGCAGCGTTGATGGCAGCCGCGCTGTCGGTCAGCCCGGTCGGGTCGGCCCCGAAATCCAGCACGTTGTGGATGTCGCCAAACCGATCCGAAGCCGACCGTGGCTCCGTCGATCCGGTTGCGATGATGTTGTCGAGGGAGCCGCCACCGCCACCAAAGAGAAAACCAGCCATGTCGCTTGCTCCCTAGATGCCGTATTTGGTTGCAAAGTAACTATGCATCTGCGTGACGTGCGTTGACGTGACGGACATCCCCGTCACGATACACACCTCTGAAAGCTGCCCGTGATGGACACCTGTCATGCCGCCGGATATGACCCACCCGCAACCGATGCACAGAACCTGTGCTGTGGTGCCGGTGAGGGCGAGAGCCGTGATCGTAGCCGATGTATCAAGCGAGCCGTTGAAATACCCTGCCTGAGCGGTGCCATCCCACACGGTGGCAAGATGGTAGCCAACGCCAGCCGTCAGCACCTCTGCGCCCGGCCCAAAGAAGAAATTCATGGTCGTGGCGTCACGCAACATGCCAATAG